ATATAAGTAAAGAATTTAAGTTATAATGGCTAATCCTTTAAGGACTACTGAGTTAAATCTTAATGATCCTATTAATGATTTAACTGATGGTTTAATTGATCCATCTCAAAGACCACAACAACAAGAGCCTCCAGGATTTTTTAGTTCATTACGTAATCCTGTAGAGTTAATATTAGAAGAATCTGTACCTGCATCATTATATCAATGGATGACTGGTAATACTAAAAAAGTACAAGCTAAAAAAGCTTTACAATTTTTAGAACAATATCCTTATTTACAAAATACACCACGTTATAAAGAAGCTGAACGTATTTATAAAAAGTTTGGTTATCTTCTTGAAGAAGGAAGCCAAGAGTTTAGTGGTGATGAAATGGTAAAAATGGTTAAGCAATATCCATCTGTGTTTGGAGCTGAGCTTGTAAACATGATGGTTGCTGATCCTTATTTATTTTTATTACCAAGTGTTGCTTATGCTAGATTAGGTAGAGGTATTTCTAATTCTCTTAAACTTAAATATTCTAAGTCATTTAAACCAATTAAACTTACTGCAGAAGAACAAGCCTTAAAGCAAACAGCTAATGCTGATATTCTTTATGGTGCTATGGGTACAGTACTTACTCCATTAGCATTTTCATCTGCTATGCAATTAGGTGAACAAGGTGTTATATCTGGTAGTCGTACTTCTCTTGAAACGACTATAGGTGCTACTGCTGGTTTGTTACTCAGCGGTGGTATTGGAGCTATATCAGGTCTTGCTTCTAAAATTGGAAGTATAAGACCAGATGCTGTTAAACGAGCTACTAATAATGTTATTTCAAATAGCGATGAAGATCTAACCAAGTTATTTGAATACAATGATAAGACTGGTAACTTTGAATATGTAGATAAACTATTTGATGAAATAGATAATCTATCAAAAAATATTGATCCAAAGATTAGAGATGTATCTAGCCAAGAAACAATTAACTTTCATAAACGAAGCATAACTTCTTTAGCTAGACCTATTATTGAAAATGGTGTTAATGCTTCTAAAAATAGTGCAGTTAAAAATGCAGCTAGTCTTGGTGGTGTATTAGCAGCAGGATCTTTCTTAACAGCTGATGATGAAAAAATTGCAGCAGCAGGGCAAGGATTTTTATTAGGTGCTGGTATTTATGCTGCAGCTAAAACAGTTAACAAGTTTTTAAAATCATCTAAAGATGATATTACTCAAGTTAGACAACAAGATTTTGAAGATACAATAAACTCTATTGATATTGCTAATCATAAATACTTTAGTCATGTCTCTCAATTATCTGGTAAGATTCAAGAATTAATTCCTGATCCAATAAGCTCAAGAAAAATATTTCATTACATACAACAAACAGAAATAGGTGGTAAAAAAATTAAACTATCTGATTTAAACCCTGATGAAAAATTAGGTCTTAATGCAATAAGAAATATATTTAAACAATTTGAAGATACTCTACAAGATCTTGACGAACCAATTTTAAAAAACATTAGAGATAATTATCTACCTATTATCTGGAGTGAATATAGAGGATTTAATCCTTCTCAATTTGCAGATATGTTTGATACTAAAGTTTATGGCCCAACTAAAAGCTTTAGATTTTCTAAAAAAAGAATTTACGATACAATTAACGAAGGTTTAAAAAAAGGTTTTAGACTTAAACCTGGCATGGATAATGCTATAGAGTTACTTAAAGTATATGCTATTGCAGCAGGTAAAGCAGTATCTACAAGAGCTTTATTAAAAAATCTTAGAACTAGTAGTGTTCCTGGAATTACTAAATCTCCATTTATTGCAGTAACAGGAGAAGAAGTTTTAAATGTTATGCGTGGTCCATACGCAAAAGAATACGTAGATTTTACTCATCCTTATATTAATGCTAATGCACCAGTTAAAGTACATCAAGCAATAGTTGCCCCACTTAAAATGATATTTTCTGCTGAATCAGAAAATCAATTTATAACAGCTATGTTTAATACAAACCTTGTTATGAAACGATTAGCTGTAGGCTTTTCTTTCTTTCATGCTGGTGGGTTAATTGAAAATGCTTTCTTTACTGGATTAAGTTTTAAAGCTATTGGAGCTATATTAAATCCTAGATCTGCTCCTGATATTGTTAAAGCTATTAATAATCCTACATTAGATTTTAAAGATTTTCCATTATCTAAAGTTACTAAAGATTTAATACAGTCTTATGGTTTTAATGATGTATTTGAATTTGCTAGATCAGCAGGTTTAGTAATTGAACGTGGTACAATTGACCAAGCTCATGACAGATTTTATTCTGTAGTTAATAGAACTACATCTGGTCTTAACAATTTATTAGGTTATCAATTTGGAACTAAAACAATTGGTAAAGCCAAAAAAGTATTTGAATGGTTTGATCGTGTAACTTGGGATAGAGTATATACATCTGCTAAATTATTTTCGTTTTTAAAAAACTTTGAAAGATTAGCAAAGCCTGGTGATCAAACATTTAATATATATGCTAATGCTCGTATTGCATCACAAGTAACTAATGATGCTTTTGGTGGATTAAACTGGACACAAATTACACAAAGAATACAAAATCCTCTTTATAAAAAATTAGCACAAACTGTATTTCAACCTGGATCTAAAGGTTATATGCAGTTATTATTATTTGCTCCTGACTGGACAATATCTAATCTTAGAATAGCATTTAAAGCCTTGCCTTTATTTGAAAGCAATCCTGATGCTAGAAGATTATATCAGTTATACTTTGCACGAACAGCATTGATCTATGCTACTATTGGTAGTGCATTAAACTATATATTCTCAGGACATTCTATATTAGAAAATAAAGATCCAACTAGAATAGACTTGGGTAATGGTGAAGTTCTTACATTCTCTAAACAATTTATGGAACCATTTGATTGGGTAACTAATCCTTATGGTACTGGTGTTAAAAAACTTGGCTCACTACCAAAATCAGTAGTAGAAGTTTTAACTAATAAACAATACTTAACTAGTAAGTGGTCTCCACGTATTACTGAGTATGATGATAATAATATTACCAAAGCTATTAAATATGGCGGACAAGTAGGTAAAAAGTTTTTGCCTATATGGGTACAACAAGCAACAGAAACAATTGAGAAAAGTTTAATTAAAGATGGTATATCAGCAGATCTTGCAGCTGATGTAGCACTTAGTTGGTTCTTAGGACAAACTGGGCATCCTAAATATAAAGAGCCTAGAACAAGCGAATATAAACTACAAGGTTTAGTAAGAAATCCTTACGAAACATTATTTTAATGAATGACAATATAGAAACAAAACTTTTAAACATCAACAATCGAGTTGATAAAGTATCTCTAGATATAGAGATTATTAAATCAAACCATTTAGCTCACATAGAAAGTGATATAAATAGTCTTAATTTTAAAACCGACAGGATAGAAGATAAGGTTGACAAAACCTATTGGATATTACTTACTGCAGCTGGTGCATTTATAGGAATTTTATTAGTTAACTTATTTAGAGTTATTTAATCTACCTATACTTGTTTAACAAATATTAGTATAAGTACTTACTATGAACAAATCAATTTTAGTAATTAGTGATACTCATATTCCCTATCATCATAAAGATTTAATACCTTATTTAATTGCAATTAAAAAAGAATATAAACCAGATCGTATAATACATATTGGTGATGAATTAGATAAACACGCATTATCATTTCACGATAGTGATCCAGATCTTCCAAGTGCTGGAGATGAGTTAAGAATATCAATTCCAATTATACAGCAAATAGAAAAAATATTTCCTGTAATGGATTTGTTAGACTCTAATCATGGCAGTCTTGTTTACAGACGTAGTCTTAAGTATGGAATACCTAAAGCTTACTTACGTAAGTATAATGAATTTTTAAAGGTTAGTGATAAATGGAAGTGGCACGATGATTTAGTTGTGCATACTAACAATGGGCCAGTATATTTTTGTCATGGCAAAATGGCAGATGTATTAAAACTAGCTCAGTCTATGGGTATGTCTTGTGTACAAGGACATTATCATTCGTCTTACTCAATTAAATACTATGGTAATTCGTTAGGATTATATTATGGTTTACAAGTAGGATGTTTAATTGACAAAGACTCTCTAGCATTTCGTTATAATAAAACTCAACGCATGAGACCAATTATTGGTTGTGCTGTAATTATCAATGGTTTACCTAAGTTAATACCTATGGTATTAAATAAGTCTGGAAGATGGATTGGTAAAATCATTATATGAGTAACAAAACATTCTTTAAGCAAATAGGTGGATCACACTATAGACGTTTTAAAATTAGCCCAGCTAAATTTATAATGGAAAATAATATCCCTTATGCTGAAGGTAATGTTATAAAATATATTTGCCGCCATTCTTTCAAGGGCAAGGAATTAGATCTTGCTAAAGCTAAACAATATATAGACTTTATACTTGAAACAAACTATGAAAAAAAAAAGCACAGTAAATAAAGCTGGTGTATATACAAAACCATCTTTAAGAAAAAAATTATTTCAATCAATTAAATCAAGAGCTGTTATGGGTACTGCTGCAGGACAATGGTCTGCACGTAAAGCTCAATTACTAGCTAAAACTTATAAAGCTAGAGGCGGTGGTTATAAATAATGTACGCAAAAAGACAACAAAGTTTAGTTGACTGGGGTAAACAAAAATGGAGAACCAAGTCTGGTAAAAAATCATCAGTTACTGGTGAAAGATATTTACCTACTAATGCTATTAAAGCATTATCTCCTGCTGAATATGCTGCCACTACTAAAGCTAAAAGATTAGCTAAACGTAAAGGCAAACAATTTTCTAAACAACCTAAAATTATTGCTAAAAAAACTGCGAGATATAGATGAGACGTGAAACTAAAATGCCACCCAAGAATAAGAAATACTTTAGACCAACTAGGTCTGGTGCTGGTATGACTAGAGCTGGAGTACAGGCTTATAGAAGATTAAATCCAGGTTCTAAATTATCTACTGCTGTTACTGGTAAAGTTAAACCAGGAAGCAAAGCAGCTAATAGAAGAAAATC